TCATCGTTCGCATGCCGAAGCAGTTCGGCGCCGAGAATCGATACAATCCGCGTCTCGGCGGATGGTGCGTGCCATCGGTGGCGCATCTTCTGGGGCTCCGGACCTGTGCTTTGCGGCCGGATGCGCTTTTCAGGCACTGTCTCGCCAATGGCGGCGAGATAGTGGCTGGCGACGATGAAAGTTCCACAACCCGATGACACTCTTTTGAAGCAGCAGCAGCAGGCCGCGTCGATTTCGTCGGTCAATGCGCTGCAGGGAACGCTTGGCACGGTCCAAGACTCGGCACTTCGTTATTTCGGCGCCCGTCGCGCGCTTTCCGGGGCAAAATCCTCGCCGCTGATGAGGTGACGGATTGGCAACGCTTCCGAAGCCAGAACCGCAGGAATTTCCGGACAAGACCGTCACCGAAGACGCGCTTCGCCGCCTGAAAGAGGCGCGCGATCAGAAGTCCGACGCTCGGCTCGACCTGCAGGAAGCGCTTTTCTTCTGCCGTCCGCGGCTGGCTTACGAGGTCCAGTCCTCGACGGCGTCGCCGAAGAGTCCTCGCAACAACAACACGGAGGATGCCCTTGCGACCGGAATTGGGTCGGAAGTGTCAGAGGATTTTGCGACGGAGGTCATTGCCGCATTTTTCCCGCATGGCGCCGATTGGGCCGAATCCGAACTGGATTCGTCGCAGACGGTCGGGATTGAGGATTATGCGCTGAAAGATGTGAAGGATGCAGCCAAGGCCCGCGACAAGCAGGTCTTTTCCGCGATCCGCGCCTCGAATTTCGAAGCCGTGCTCGGAACATCGCTCGATCCGCACGCTGCGGTCGGCACGATCGCCTATTGGATCGACAAGCCGTTCAACACCAGGCCGATCGAGGTGCAGCACGTTCCGCCGCGCCAGCTTGAATTCAACGTCGGCCCGGACGGCAAGGTCAACGATCGATTTCGCGTGCGCTGGATCAAGGCACCGCGCATTCGCGAGATCATCGGCGACATTGCCCTGCCGGCCGAGGTGCAGAAGCGGCTCAACGACAAGAAGAACACCAATGTCGAGGTGGCATGGGGCTATTGGCGCGATCCGGACGCAGGCGAGGACGAGCGCTGGGTTTCGGTGCTGATCGTCGACAAGACCGTGGTCAAGCGCGACATGATGGTTGGCTCTGAGGCCTGCGTGCCGCTGATCGTCATGCGGTTTTCGCCGGATGCGGAATGCTCATGGGGTTTCGGACCGGCCATGAAGGCGCTGCAGGATTTGCGCGTGCTCGACGCCGTGACCGCCGCGACGCAGGACCGCGTCGACGTGGCCGTCAACCCGCCGATCTACTACCCGGATGACGGCGTGATGGATTTCGAGGGCGGGCTTGAGGCCGGCCGCGCCTATCCGATGCGAGTCGGCTCCGGCCGCGACATCGGCTCGCTCTATTTCGGCGGCGACGCCAATCTCGGCTTCTATACCGCGGCCGATCTCGAAAAGCGCATCAGGCGCAAGTTCTTCGCCGACTATCCGGAGCAGACTGGCAAGACGCCGCCGACCGCGACGCAATGGGTGGATCAGATGCTGATGGCGCAGCGCCGCATCGGCACGCCGGGCGCGCTGTTCTGGCTCGAAGGTCCATATGCGATTTTCCGCCGCTTCGAATGGATCCTCGAAAAGGACGGCAAGATTGCGCCGATCAAGCTGCCGAACGGCCAGGCGCTGACGCTGACGCCGCGCAATCCGGCGACGCAGGCGCAGGATCAACAGAAATTGCAGACCGCGTCCAACCTGCTCGGGCTGATCAAGAATTTCTTTCCGGAAACGTCTCAGGCCGCGATCGACGAGGCCAAGACCATCGAGAACATGAAGAGCATCACCAAGGATGAAGTGATCGTCATCCGCAATGAGGCTGTTCTCGGCGAACTCATCAAGACCGTGCTCGGCGCCGCGGGTGGCGGCGGCCAGGGCGGCGGCATGCCGACAGGAGGCCAGCAATGACCATTCAGACCGATGTCATCGGAACATCTTGGACAAAAGTCGTTCTCGGGCTTGGAGATGCAAGCGCAGCTGATTTCGTGAGCGCTACAGCTGGTCTGCCGGTGAAGCTGGTCGACGCGGCAGGCGCTCAGTGGTCGCCCGGGACGGACCGGATTCTTTCCGTGCAGGGCACGGTGCTGACGCGACCGGCAAACGCCACTCCATATTCGGCCGGTGATGCCATTTCCGACAATGCGACGGCTGGTAACGTCACGGCGCAGCCGGTCACGGTCAGCGACACCAACGACGCTCCGGTCGCGATCACCGAAATCGAGCTTGATACCAACGATACCGGCTTGGCCGCCGGCATTCAGGTCGATGTCTATGTCTACAATTCCGATCCAACGGCGAACAGTGGCGTGGTCGGCGGTGACAATGCCGCTTTCTCGAATAAGCGCGCCGGCTTCCGCGCTCGGTTCCGCGGTACGTTCACCGCATTTTCGGACGGCGGCAAGGCGACGTGCCGGCCTGTCGACGGCGACAATAATCCGATGCCGCTGGCTGCGATCTATCCCGCGACCGGCGCAAAGACGATCTGGTTGCAGTACAAGGCCGTGACAGGCTTCACGCCATCTGGAAATAGCACCACGATCACGCCGCGCGTCAAGGGATTCCAGGCCCGTGCTTAGTGGAGCTCTCGGCGCATCTCTGATGTCTGGCGGCTTCGAAGCGGAAGCGGCAAAGCTGTTCGCACGTTTTACGACTGCTCCGACTGGTGCGCGAAAGACACTGATCAACAATCTGATCCGGTCGCTCAAGCAGGCTGGCATCTGGTCGAAACTTGACGCGTTTTATGTCATGGCGGCTGCAGATGCGCAGGCGGCGCAGCGGAATTGGATTGCGGACGCCTACAATCTCACGCCGACGAACAGCCCGACATTTACGGCAGATCAGGGCTACCAGGGAAATGGAACCTCAAGCTATCTGGCAACGGGCTTCACGCCATCGTCTGCACCTTCTCCGAAGCTCGTTCAGAATAGCGCCAGCCTTGGCGTCTGGTCGCGGACCAACATAGCGCAGGACTCGACTGATATCGGCGCGAAAGGCTCTGGCACACAGGACTGCACCATTCTGATTAGAACCGCTGGCGGCTTGTTTTTGAACCGCGTCGACGTTTCGGCCGGGAATGGAAACAATCCGGCGAACGGGTCTAGTCTAGGTCTATTTGTCGGCGTCCGCTCAGATGCCACCACGCTTTCGAACTATGCCAACGGCTCTTTGCTGACAAGCGGGACGGTCGCGTCAAACGTGGTAGCGACGCTCGCGTTTAATATCGGCGCGCGAAATGACAATGGAACATTCGGATCATATTCGACCAAGCAATATGCTTCAGCCTTCTATGGCGCCGCTCTTACGGCGGCCGATGTCGCCGCACTTAATACTGCATTGAACACTTATCTGACGGCGGTCGGGGCGGCCTGACCAGTGCTTTGCGGCTCAATGCAACTGCTGTGAGAGTGCAGCCCAACAGACGTGCATGAAAGGCTGCGACGTGATGCCGGAGGATTATCAGGATGGCCACTCCATTGGCGATTTGGCATCTATCGTTCGAAGAGTCGAATCGTTGATGCTTCTCAAGGAGCGCCATGAGGAAATGATCCGTGAGGCCGCCAAAGAAGCCGTGGCGATAGATGCCCGGGTCAGAGTCTTGGAAGCCTATGCGCAAACCAGGGCGATTACCGAGGCGCGCGAAGACGAGCGCGACAAGGTGCTCTATGAGCGGCTCAGCAAGATCGAGCGCAAGACGGATGCTCTTGAAGGGATCGACACCAAGATCGTCACCATCCGAGCCGATGTCGACGCCATCAAGGGAAATTTCTCGAAACTCGGATGGGCTGTCATCACCGCCATCACCATTGCGGTCGTCGCCTTCGTCATCAAGGGAGGGCTCAACATATGACCGGAATTCGCCTCAAAGACGACGAGGTCAAGGAGGGGCTCGGCTGGTTTTCCCGCCAGCGCGAGGGGCAGGCGTTCTTCGCCGCGCTTCGAAGCGAACTCATGTCCATCGGTCCCGGCGAGACCTGTGCTTTGCATGAAAATCGGGGGCGACGCATCCTCGCGGCAGAATTGTTGCAGATGGCGGTGAGCGATGCACCCGAGAGCGGAAATGACAGAGTTGAACGGCAATCGAAACGCACCAATCGACCTTCTCGGCGGGCAGGTCCCGCCGGTCGTGTTGTATAACGCGTTTCGGCTCATGCCATACGGACCGCGCCCGGTATTTGCGCCGGATGACGCGGGTGCTGGCGGTGAGAATTCCAATGCAGGCGGTGCGGACGGTGGAACGGGCGGGCAGGCTGAAAAACCTGTCCGCCCTGATTACATCCCGGAAACCTATTGGGATGCCGACAAGGGTTTCAAGACCGACGATTTCAACGCACTCGTCGCCTTCAAGGCCGAATCCGACTCCCGCGCCGCTTCCATGCCGGCCGCTGCCGACAAGTACGATGTCAAACTGCCGGCGGATTTCAAACTGCCGGAAGGCTTCACTCTGCCGAAGACGGCCGATGGCAAGGATGCCGAGCTTTCCAGCCTGATCGACCCGAAAGACCCGCGCATCGAGGCGGCTCGCAATCTCGCCTTCGAACAGAAGCTCGACCAGGGCCAGTTCGAAAAACTGATCGAACTCGGCGTCAAATTCGATATCGCCGAAAAGCAGCGCTTCAACGACTTGATCAAGGCCGAGGCCGACAAGCTCGGTGCCAAGGGCCAGGAACGCATCAACGCCGTGATGCAGTGGATCGGCGCGAAGGTCGGCGGCGAGGCGGCGACCACGCTTGCGCCAATGATGATGACCGCAAAACAGGTCGAAGCATTCGAGGCGATCATGCGCCTCAACAGAGGTGTGGCGCAGGGCTCTCCCGGTGCTGGCCGCGATGAAAAGCAAACTGGAACGCTGTCAGAGGAGGATTATCTCAAGATGTCTCCTGCGGCGCGCATCCAGTACACGCGAGAACTCAACAGCAAAAAGTAAGGTGAGAGGCTGCCATGGCCGACATTATGACACTCCCGGAATATGCCAAGGGCCTGCCAGTCGGCGCACCGGAGCGCCCGTATATCGAAAGCTTCGTCGAGAAGTCCGATATCCTGCAGGCGCTTCCGTTTAGCGGCTTCACCGGCGCGGCCTACGAAGGCTATCGCGAAACCTCAATCGGTTCGGCCGGCTTCCGCGCCCTCAACGAAGATGCCGGAACCTCTCAGGGCAAGATGGAGCCGTTTCAGGAAACCAGCTTTCCGATCGACGTTGACCTTTCGGTCGACAAGGCGATCGTCCTGCGTCATGGCATGGAGCGCCGGTCGCGCGAGGAAAGCATGCAGATGAAGGCGCAGGCGACGCTCTTCACCAGCACTTTCATCAACGGCGACAACAGTTCCAACCCGAAGGAATTCTCGGGCATCAAGGCTCGCTGCACCGCCGGCAATGGCCGTCTGTTTCACAACTCCGTGGCATCCGGAGGCGCAGCTCTATCGCTTTACAATCTCGATGTTCTGCTCAATAGCGTGACCAATGCCAACGTGATCATTGCCGGCTTCGACATGATGCCGCGCTGGATTCAGGCCGCCCGCAATACCGCGCTTTCCGGCTTCGTCATCCAGACCTGGGATCAGGTCGGCACGCCGAAGATGACCTATGCCGGCAAGCGCATCCTGTTCGGCTATCCGCGCGACCGGCATTCCAAGCTGTTGCCGTATACCGAAGTCGCGTCCGGCGGCGGCTCGGCGGTCACCTCCTCGATCTTCGCGGCCAACTTCGCCGAAGACGGCGTTCACGGCATCCAGTTGAAGAATATCGAGGTCACGGATTATCAGCTGACCCGCTCCTCGGTGAAGTACATCACCAACGTCTCTTGGGACGTGGGCCTGGTCGCCGAGACGGATTACTGCGTCGGCCGGCTTGATTCCATCACCGACGCCGCGTTCGTCGCCTGATCCATTTGGCCCCGAGCAAGCCGGGGCCTCAACCACTTCTGGAGAAGAGCAATGACTCTCAGGACATACAATCAGGACGCCGCACTGATCCTGGCCGATGGCGCCGCGGCGGTAACGGCAGACGGCGTTTCGCAGGTCGCATCGGCAAACGTCGCGCTGCAGCTTGGCCCGGGCCGGTTCGAAGGCGTGCTGATCATCGACGTTTCGGCGATCGACATCGCATCCACCGACGAGGTCTATCACCTTTGCCTGCAGGGCGCATCGTCGAGCGCGTTTTCGACCAAACAGACGATCGCTCAGTTGTCGCTCGGCGCCACCGCAGCCCGCCCCGGCGGCGCGATCGACTCGCTGATCGGCCGCTACGAGGTGCCGTTCTATACCGAGGTGGACAGCGTCACCTATGATTATGTGCGGCTCTATACCGACGTTGGTGGCACGACGCCGTCGATCACCTTCAAGGCGTGGATCGCCGAAATCCCGCGCAACTGATCGGCGCCGGCTGAGAAAGGAAAAAAGACATGGTCGATATGGTGGAAATGTACCGGATCAACGGCGAGAAAGAGACCGTTCCCGAGATTGACGCGAAGCAGGCGTGCCGCAATCACCCGAATGAGTGGAGCCGCACGCCGTGGACGCTCGAAATGAAAAAGCGGGTCGAGGCCAAGCAGACCGCCGAGCAGAGGGCGAAGCTTGACGAGGACAAGGCCAAGGCCGACGCGTCAGACGCGCTCAAAGCCGCCAAGAAAGCGGCTCAGGAAGCGCACGCCAAGGCCGAGGCCGCCAAGGTAAAGCTGGTCAAGTCCAAGGCCGAGGACGACAAGGAAGCCCTCAAGAAGGCCGTCGACGAAGCCGAAGAAGCCGCCGACGCCGCCGACGAGGAAGTGCGCAAGCTCACATCCTGATCTGGCCTGTTGCGCTTCATCGCGGCCGGCGGGCTGGATAGGGCCGAGAGGTGAGCCTCTTGGCCCTTTTCTTTTGCCTGTGCTTTGCCTGATTTCCCGCCCTGCTCCATCTTCGCGGCATGGACAAGCTCTCGATCCTCAACAATGCGCTCGTCGCCACCGGCAATGACCCGGTCAACGTCCTGAACGACGGTTCTGACGAATATAACGTCGCCAATACGGCTTTCGACCGCTGGCTCGATTTTCTCGTCGCGCGCCATTCGTGGAGCTTCGCCACAACGACGGAATTGCTTGTTAGGGTGAGCGACACCGACAACAAATCGCGCCGCTTCAATCAGAATGGCTTTCGGCTGCCGGCCAATACGCTGCATGTCAAAGAGGTGCTTTGGGACATCTACCCGCTGACAGAATATGAGATCATGGGAACGGTGCTGTCCTGCAATTACGACAGCGCGGTCTATGCCAAAGTCGTGAAGCCGATCTCGGAAGAACTGCTGCATCCGATGGCGACCGAAATCCTCACGCTCTATGTCGAGTCCGGCTGCTATTCCGGGCTCAATGAGGATCCA